CCCGGTAAGACCTGCGCCGGTTGCGGCATCCGACAGCCACAGGTCTAAGTTATGCACTCCGGCCAGGGTAGCCCCTGCGGCATCCTTTGCTGTGATGGTTACCTCTGAAACGTTTGCGGCGGCAGATGCGGCAGCCATGGTGAACGTGGTCACCTTCGCGGAATCACCGTTCAGTTCTGCGGCGCTTGCGGTAACAGCAGTACCAGCGATTTTAAACGCGCCACCAGACTCCACATCCAGCTCACCGCCTGAGGCGATTACCTGCTTATCGCCTCCATCCGTCATGTAAACTTTCGCTTGATAAGTTGCGTCAACCATTATTTATTCCTCTTTCGGTACGTCCGTTTAACTGCAGTTTCAGGCGGCTGAATGACTGCCGCCTCTGGTTGATTGAATACAGGAGGTTTATCGACATAGGAAGCATACCCGCCAGAGGTCAGAGACTTGGCGGTCTGCTCATCTACATCGATGATCTGACCGGGCGCTGCACTACTGTGAGGCCCGGCCATTGAGGTGATCATCCTGATACGCATTTTTACGCCTCAGCCGGAGACACAACCAGAGTCTGCGCCAACACGCTGGCGTCTGCTGTTACGGGCGCTACACGACCACGGTACAGAATCGCAATGACATTTCCGAACGCGATATTAGCCGTGGCCGAAGTTCGTACACACTGTACGTAACGCTCACGCGGCCTGACAACATCGACTACCAACAGTTGATCATTGAGGTCATCATTGACAGCGCACGTATCGGTAGCGGTTGCACCATCGAGAGCGGCCATACCGGAATCTGCGTCAGTGGTGTTTTGCTCGATAGTGATAGTCGCCACACCAGTAGCGGCAGAATCGGTAACAGGCGCAATGAATACCACGCCGTCCCATCCGCTCATGTCGATACGATCGGAATTGTCGTCAGTATCAGATGCAGCGGTAACCGGCGCACCCACTTCCATGATTTTTACATTCTTAGAAAGATTCATATGTCATTCCTCAGGTGAGAGTTACGCGGGCAAAAGCCTCTGCGAGCGTAGGCTGTCCGTCCATTTTCATTCGTCCGATCAGGCCAATCTGGTTTGTTTCGGCGTACAGTTCAACCAGCCTCTGAAGCTCCATATCCATGGCGTCAGCAATCCAATAATGCGAGAAATCACCGAACATCCCGACATAGAGGCCAGTGGTGAACGTGTTCGGCGCATACTCAGACATCATCAGCGGACGCCCAAGCAGGGTGTCAGGCTCGCCACTTCGAACAGACTCTCGCCAAATGTACTGGCCCTCGCCGTTCTTGATCTTCGCAAGCATCTTGATTGCGTCACGATGGAACAGCCAATCCGAATTAGCCCAGTACTGTCCCTTGAGGCTGTACTTTGCATTGATCAGCCCATCGAATGTGATGGTTGTATCGGTGTTGCCGGTAGATACGTCGCGGCTAGTGGGCACGCCGTCAGCGGATGCCGTAAACAGGCCAAGCGGCTGCTGTGCACCCGATCCGGTCATGAACGCCTTTTCCTCCGTCACACCGAATTTGTAGGCCAGACGGTCAATGACAAACTGCTCTACACCCGGCAGGCGGTTCAACAGGTCGCGCGATGCTTTGATACGCTTCGCAAGTGGATGCGGCTCAAGTTTCCGCTTGCTGAACGCCATGGTCGAATCTTCGCTGCCAGTAGCCAGCTCAACGGTCCAATCGGCGTCTGCAGGATCGGCGTCCAGAGTCGGCGCGCCGAGACTGGTAGCGGTAGGCACGCGGAACGTGGTTGCGCGCTGGCGGATGAACGTCATGTTGTCAACAGCTTTTATAATGCCATCAACCATTTGCTCGGGCATCAGCAGATAACCGCCCTGGGTATCGGTCCCGGATGACAGTGCGCGAACCTCATCACCACTCATGCCGGCCAAGCCGCCACGGACGAACCGCTCATAGGCAGCACGATATTCTTCCGTCGCACGAGGAGAGTCTGAAACTTCTTTGCGCTCTTCCTTTTTTCCGTCCTGATTACGGAACGCGGATGCGGCTGCCTCGCGCTCCAGCTCCTGCTGGCGCTCCTCGCGGTCTACGTCATCCTTCAGTCGCTGGGCGTCTGCGATGTGTTTATCATACTGATCACTCTCATCAGTAGTCAGCGCACGCTTTTCGGCCTCGGCCTTTTCCAGGATGGAGCGGGCATCAGCAATTGCCTTTCCCCGGCTGTTTCTAAGCTCTTTAATATCTGGCATGGTCTTTACCTTTAGGTTAGTATGTTTCCCGCGCAGCGGGGTTACTCGATTTCCATCAACTGCAACCGCGCCCGCTGCAACGTGTAATCCGGGGCGCTATCTGCCTTCCAAGCCTCCATGCTTCTTACTGCCACGTCAGTCTGAGCATAGGCCGGATACGTGACCGGCGAAACGTCAAACAAACGTACATTGGTAAGTGTCCGCACTACGCGGCCATCATCATCCTTGCCCCAATTCTGGCCGTTCGCCCTCACTGAGAAAGCAAACGACATTTGTGAAACATCTCCGCGCTCGATGGATACCATCAGGTCGCGGGCAAATTGCGTATCAGGAGGGTCAACCTCGATCTTCAGCCCACGCGAATCCTCGGATAACGTCAGCGTTTTAGCCCGATTGCGACCCAGTACGTAGTCGGGGTTGTGGTTCCACAGCGCCCGCACATCATCGGTTTTCACCGCGTCCGCAAATGCGCCTGGCGCGATCTGCTCGCGGAATCCACCAAGGTCCTCAGATAGCGAGTTAAAAACGGCGGCATGGCCTACAATCTTGGCCGGTCCATCTTCTCGCCGCTCAACACGCAACTCGATATCAAGTGTACGTCTTTCGATTTCGTCAGCCATTATTCGGCTCCTCTGTGTTTCCATCAGACCGACCTACTTGGTCAATCGGGATCATGTTCATCGGTACAAATGCCACGTCACCGCCATCCTGTGGGTTCTCGTTTTCAAGTTCCCGGATCTGGTTTGGAGAGAGTGACCCTGTGTTAAATCTTGCGGTGTAGTAAGCTGACCGTGCAGCGGCATCGCCGCGCAAAAGCCCCATCACGTTAAATTCTGCGAATATCCCATTACGCCTATCAGTGGCGGTAAGCAGATCCCGTGCAATGGCCTGCTCAATACGCACAAGCCACGGCATAAGGGTATCCGTCACAAAGTCTGTTGACTGCTGCTCCAGGGTGCTCCAGCCTTTTGTCGATTCAGTATCGCCGGCAATTTTGTAGAGGGGCACGCGGAAGATAGACGCAATTTCAGAGCGGGAGAATTTACGCGATTCGAGATACTGGGCATCCTCGGAGGTCATCCCCAGCTTCGCTATCTTCATCCCCTCTTCCAGGATGATCGACTTATTAGCGTTTGCGACACCTGAGAAATTGTCATCAAGGCTCTTTTTCAGGTTCTTCTGTGATGATTCTGTCAGCTTGTTAGGATGCTCGAACACGGTCCCTATGTGTGTGCCGTTTTTAAACAGCCGGGATCCAAACTCACGCAATGCAAGAGAAGCGCCAACAGTTTCGCGGTGATAGGTAATGGGAGCTAGTCCGCTAAGGCCATCGATCGATAGGCCAGGCACGTGCAGAACCTCGTTCTGCAGAAGGATCTCATCCTGACCGCTCTCAGGACGATAGCGATAAGCCCGCCTGCCGTCAGGTGCTCGGAATATCTTCACCCGGTCAGGCATTAACGGAATCAGTTCAGATACACCACCGCCGCCAGTAGCCACAATTCGGCTGACCGCATTACCCCGTAGGGTAACCGAGCCCATTAGAGACTCGCGATACTCAAAGCTGGTCTGCCAGCGATTTGGACGAGTGTGCAGGATTTCGTACAGTGAGTGATCGGACGCTTTGTCTTTGCCGCCCGATTTCCTGCGGCGGTAGACAAATAGAGGGAGCTGGGCAACTGACTCGGCTAATACTCTGACACAGGCATAAACGGCAGCCTCACGCATGGCCGAATCGGGGGTAACGGCAATTCCTGCCGCCGTGTTGACACCACCGCCCAGCCATTCAGCTATAGCGGGGTCCCTGGGATGCTGAGAGCGTTTCTCCAGGATTGAGGATAGGATGCCCATCATTTACGCCTAGCCGGGGTTGATAGAGCAACTCCGCCGGACAGCATGATGGCACCACATACTGAAAACGACACCCACGGCGCAACGAGCCAAAGCCCATACCCCATCAGGCATAGGCCGGCAGCCGCTAGAACGTCTGGAAAAATGTCCTTCAATAGCGTCCCCATATGTTTCTTATGGGGATACTATGGGATTTTACTACATAATGCAATAGGCACCATAAGCCTATGCAAATAGTTTACTGCATTACTAGACGGCTGTCAACATCAAATCACCATCACACCACGATCCTCGTATACCGATCGACCGCCACGTGGTTCAGGATTCATGGCCATCAGCGCAGTGGCATTAAAAACAGCTATCAGCGGATCGATTTTACCCGTGCCGCTGGCCTGCTTTGTCACTAATATGGCGTTGCCTCTAGGCTCTACTCGGGCATTACTAACGCACCAATTCATCATCGAGGTGCCACCATGGAGGATGGTTTTCTCTGCCGCCCTGCGCTCAAGCGTTTTGATTGCACCCGACAACCTCCAGCCCTGTGGTATTCCGACAACGCGGTCATGGTCTATATCTCTGCTAGTGATTTCGTCTACGATATCACCGATGCCAACCGGGTCCACGCCAATCCTGTCCAGTAGCCCGGACTCCTCGCACCTAATTACAATCTCACCAACCTGCTCCACATCCTCGCCAATCTCGCCCACGATGATAAGATCACCGTCCCGCTCAAAATCCCTATACCGCGCCGCCTCCGATTTCCTGCGCTCCAATGCAATAGGATGAGCCCAAGCACGTGTCCACAGCAACCAGTCCCTAGTAACTGCGTCACGACCAAGCACAGCCAGCCCAAGTAGATCATCAAGACCGCCGCCATCTATGCCTATCTCTATCACATCAGACCGCTCTAGAATGTCGTCGAGTGTGATAATGCCGGCACACTCCTGCCAGAAATCAGCTCCTGCCCATCTGTCGTTACGCAGAGATAGTCCTATTTCCACGTTCGCGTGTTTTGCCATGAATCCGCTGAACGACTGCCCGCCGGATTCTTTTGCCTTACGGTATTCGCGGGTCAGAAACTCTCTGTCTACAGAGTAGCCCAGGTTCGGATTAACGAGATACATGTTCTCTTCCAGGAGATGATCTCCACTATTAACCATGTCGGGAGGGTGCTCAAAAATTATAGGGACGAACCTCGGATCTTGAATGATGCCGTCCCGAACGTCCCGAGCATACTGTAATTTTTGCTTAAACACGCCCGATGGAGGCTCATCTGACTGCGTAGTTAGGTAAATAACAAACCCCTCAGGGCGTGATGCAAGTCCTCCTGTTGCCTCTCGGAACATGTTTTCCGAGCTCCCTATTTTGCCGAATAGGTGCAACTCGTCAATCAAGGTGCCTACGGTTTTTTTGCCCCCTACAGTGTTACTATCAGCTGCAAGGACTTTTAGTGTGGCGTTGCTGTTTCGGTTGGTTATTGTTTTAGTATGCGACTGGACAAGCATTAAGTCCCCAAGCGTATCGTCCTTGGCAACCATGTCGCGTGATGGTGAAAAAGAGTTTGTAGCAACCTCAACCGTCGGGGCAAGGATGGCAAACTCAGCAGACTGCCGCCAATTGAGTATAAGTGCGGTCATCATGATGCCGGCAGCAAGCGTCGATTTAGAGTTTTTTTTTGGTACCAGGATGAACCATTCTGTTATTAGCCGCCGCCCTGCGGTTGGACTTCCTGTCTCGTACCCGTTGGAATCATACCCGGAATCGTACGCCCCGAATACTGACCTGACAATATCAAACACCCATTCAGCGCCAACATCTCCAAAAGTAGGGCTTCCTGGTGCATCAACGATTTTTAAGTCTTTGAATATAGCAAGAGCACTCTCCGCCTCGGCAGGAAAAATTGGAGGTGGAACTATAGATGTGCCTATCTTGATTCTATCGCCCCAGTCAGGGCAAGAAGTTGTCCAGGTCACAAAGCCCAGCTGTCAGAAGCAGCCAATTCAGGGCCTATTTTTAAAGATTTGAATGCTGAATAGCTATCCTCCATCGGCTGGCTGAAGTGCGCTTCCACTATTTCATCATAATAACCCATCATTTCCGCATCGTCTGAAATCTCGTACAGCTCTATGCGTTTGTTTTCGTTCAGATTCATGCTAGTACGCACAACAAGATTATATGTTTCAGATTTTATCAATATGAATTTTGCATGAAATCGCGCTAATCTGACGGACTCCGGCCCGAACGTCTCTATAACTCGCTGGAAATATTTAGGCTGCCGGTTCGGAAAAGACCTATCGACAAGCATCCTTAGATTACTAATACCCCCATTAGTGAAAATTCTCTCCGCCTGCTTAACGTCTGCATGTCCAGCAGTCCATGTGCCTATTACAACGTCAGCTATACCGGTTTGATCAAGACAATGAGTGAGAATGTCGATCATCGAGAAATCACCCTTTGTGAGACCCATTATTTCACAGCCAGTATATAGGTCGCCAATGCAGCGTATGGCAGATTCTCCGCGCATTCCGTGCCGGAACTCTCTGCTGACATTATTTCTTTTGTGAGCCATTTTCACCCCCAATTCCATAAACTTCTTTGCATGCACGCTCAATCAAAACTGCTCTGCTTTCTTGCAGTGCATCAAGACCTCTTATCAAAAATGGGGGCAATTTTATATATACCCCAACCTTTTTAAGTCCGTCTGGAAGGGCGGGCCTTCCCGCCCCATCGCGTTTTCCGCCTCGGCTCATTCCGTCCAGTCGCCGACGCTGATTTCGTCTTCGGTGATTTCGAGGCCGATGTTCTTGGCTTCCTTCATCGCCTCGGCAACCAGCTCTGCATCCGTAAGGTGCGACTGGTCTTCCGAAGTGAGGCGCAGACCGCCGCTGGTGCTGGAGCCGTCGTCGGCGATGTAAGCGGCTTTGAAAGTGATGGTCATTTTGTTTCTCCTGATTCCCGGTTAGGGCCATTCCCTAACCGTTAAATATAGTATATACCTTTATGTGGTAAAGTCAATATGAATTAGGGATATATTTTTATTTTTTATTTATTTCAACCACGCTGAACGGCTGCTTCTGCTGTGAGAATCGCCCAGTAGCCGCCTTTTTTGCGGCGTCTGACTTTGCTTCCTTCTTTCCTAATTGGCCTTTATCTGCTTTATCATTCCAGCCTCCCATCGCCCTAAGCCAAAATATACATGCGTTTACATCTGGCTTATCTGGATCGGTAGCCCGCCCATATAGAGATCTGGCAACATTAGCCACCGCCTGGGCTGGCCCTTTCAATACCTCTGCCCCATACCTGCTTTTTAATTCGGATACGGTTATACCAAGAACGTGCGCTATTTCAGTATCGACAAGCCCAAACCCTGCAAGCGCCTCCACCTTCCTGGATGCATCCGCAGAGGATTGAGATTGACATCGATCTTCTGCCTTTACTACATCGACAGATGTACATTTTTGCGCGTCATTCTTATTTACTGATTTCTTTCTAGGCCTTCCGGCCCCTGGCCTTGCTCCACCTCTAGCCATGATTAATCCTCAGTGAGTTTGATTATTTCCATGATGGTGACACATTTCGAAGAGCGTGCCAAATTTCAAACAAAATCAATTAAAAATCTGCGTGAG